ACTCAAACACCCATCAGGTCTCACTAAAGTTCCAAAGAAAGCAGGCACACTAGTCATCTTTGACTCTAACTGTTATCATCGTGTCACACCAGTTAAGAAAGGTCGTAGAGATGTGTTAGTAGGTTGGGTGATAGGTCCACGATGGCGATAACAAATATATTCCCTACACCAATCTATCAATCACATATCACAACCAACATTGATCATACAAACTATCAATACTATGATTGTGGTAATGGTCACATCTCTTACTCAACAAATATATTAAACAATTATCCCCAACTACAACAACAAATACAACAACACTTAGATAGTTACACCACACAGTTAGGATATACAACCAATACACAAATCACAACGTCATGGTTGAACTTACATAAACAACATGGTTACTGTCAATTACACAACCATTCTAATTCAATCATCTCTGGTGTAGTATTCATCAACATACCATCTAACAGTGGTAAGTTTCTATTCAAAAGAAATAACTCATCAAATGATAAGTTATTCTCCATGCAAATACAGATGGATACAACAGAACAATCAACACAGTATACAGGCAACGAATACATCATTGATCCACAACCTAATACACTCTTATTGTTCCCATCACATCTCCAACATATGGTGACACCAAACAACTCAACACAAGAAAGATTGACTCTAGCATTCAATGTGATACCTCATGGATTAATTGGACAAAACTTACAAAACTCTATTGAGTTCCGTAACAGCACTCCCTAGTGTTAGCAATACAATTCACTGACTACATGTAGTGCCTGTGGAAAACATTGTGGAAAAACCTGTGGAAAACTAAATGGTTTATTTAATATAGGTAAGGTGCGGTGGAGTTGTTGTCTTAGCGCACACTGCAACGATTGTCAACGCCCTCTATGACACGCTGAGAACTGGCACAACCCCCTCAAAGATACTCGGAGTCATGTGGTAGAATACAGAGGTCTCACAGGGGCAAGGAACGAAGACTTTCGAGTTTCTGTGATAATCTCAAAATCTGTAAAATATCAAAATTCCAAAAACTTAACTTTTTAAGATTTTGAGAAATTACAGAAAATGAGAAAGTTTAAAATTTAAGTTTTAATTATTAATTAGAAATGACAGAAAGTCAATTTTCTCCAATTATCAAAGATTTTAATAATCTAGAAAGTTCTGCTATTAATAGAGTAGTAGTAAGAGAAGATATTGTAGAGATAATGTATAATAGTTCACAAAATGTGTATACTTATACATTAAATTGTGAGAATTATGCTAATACTATTCAAGAATGTCTTGATAGTAAAGAATCACTAGGTAAATTGATCAATAATAGTATTAAACAGCAAGATTTGGAGTTAAAATCCAAATTCTTACCATAAACACTAAATATTGATGTATTTTTGATACTAATTGATTAATTTCACTGAAAGATGGCAAAATCAACCAAGAAGTTTAACCCAGACGTGACAAGCAAAGCATCACTGATTGGAGATGATTACGAGGACTATGGTTACAAGATCAACAACGCTAAGCGTCACAATTCTCGTAACAAATCCAAACGTAAGTTTAAAGACTACACTGAATTCGATGACTGACTACACTTTGTGTGCCACTAGTTGAACTGTCCACTATTTTAACTAAACTGATCCTGATCGTGTAGTGTATACATGGTTGGGATTTTTTCATGTCTGGAACAGAACCTTACGTGCCAGGGTTTGAGAACCTCACACGTCCACATTTCTTTTGGTTTGTTGTTATTAAACACTGCATCACTATGTTTAAACAACTTAACACCACTAAGTAACACAAACTGGTCAGCTGCCTGTGGAAAACTTTTATTCCACAGGACAATCCACATGCTGTCCACTATCACTTGATTTCTGCCTCAGATCCTGTATTGTATACACATGAACAACGAAACACCAAGCAACAACCCATACGTCAACAATCTCGTTGAGATGGGATACGATCGTGCCGACTGCGAGATGGTCGCCGCTGCTGGTCTTGATGCCACGTATCCCCGTGTGATCCATGGTCGCACCTTTGACACCAAGGAACAGTATGAAGAGGAACTGGCAGACTATCTCAACGGACTGTGACAGTTGACAAGGTGCCACACAAAATAGGCACAGCACTCAAAACCCTCTATTGTAGACTCATGAACAACAACGAAACAATCGAACTCGACATCAGTGGCATCACCGAATTCTGCAACGCTAACCCTGAGGCGGACTTTGAAATGGTGATGGACTTCGTAGACTCACAGATCGCACCTTTCGAGGCAGACGATGAACTCTGTGATCTTGTCATGGAAATCATGCTGGAGGTGGACGAGAGCAACCAGTCTACCTAGTGTCACACAGGGGGTTGCAATTCACCCCCATCCCTGCAACAATACATTCAAGACAAACAACCAACGACTCTCATGCGTAAGATCGAATCTCAAATGAACGCTGCCATCACAGGCAACGCCAACTGGTCTAAAGCAAACACATCTGTTAGCACCACCGATGGTGTTTCTGAAGTGCGTTTGCATGGCAACTTGATTGCAAAGGTTGGTGAGGACTTTGTTACCATCTTCGATGGCGGTTGGCAGTCAAACACAACTAAATCACGTTTGAACGCTATCATCAACGAATTCTGCAATGCATACACTGACGGTGTGTTTCAGAAAGATTTTGCATGGTATGTTCGTGACAACAAAGTCACCCATGATTTCGTCAACGGTTACACATTTGCTGAGTTTGCCTGATCACACTTAGGGGGGACAATCCCCCCACTAAGTAACACCTCGGTCGGCTGCCTCCCAATTGCCAAAGTGTCACATGGTTTTGGCACTGCCCCTCATAGCCCCTATAATAAGGACATGAAAAACATTCAACGCCACGGCATGTTCATCACCACTGCTGACCCCTCCCCCCTGATGCTGACCGTCATGGAGAAGATCCAACGTCAGATGCAGGCAGAGCATGAGTATCGCACGGCAGTGAGGGCAGGCAAGATCCAACCCGAACAGTTCACGAACTGGAACATCAGCGACAGACATTAGTCCCTGACCCTGTAGACTAAGTTCAACAAACAAACAACCAACAAAATCATGTTCGCAGTTCAACCCACCTCCTTCGGCACCTTTGATCAGCACGGTGCAGACTATGCCATCAACATCGGGCACGCCTACCGTATCGCAGCAATCAGACAGGCAGAGGGAGAGGGTGATCAAATGGTTTGGAAACTCACCGAGGGCAACCCCATCCCATGGGTGCGTGTCTATGATGACGAGAGCGTCTCCAGCGTGACAACTCAGGAACTGGCACTGCTGGTCTAGGCAGCACCCCTCTACCGACTACAATACAAGAGAACACAACACAGGACACAGCATGAACGGTTGGGCAACCTACGAAACATGGAACGTCGCTCTTTGGATCGGCAATGAGGAGATGATCTACCGCCACGCCAAAGAGAACAAGAACCTTGGGTATCGCAAGTGGGCGAAGCGATTCATCGATGAGTTCGGTGAGTATATCACGGGCGACGGCGTGGCATGGTTGCACGACGACATCGACACCGATGAGATGGATGAGATGCTGGCAGAACTCTAAGGGGTCGCCCCCCTTTCTTTACACTAACCCCACACACACTATGTCTAAACAACTCGGAAAGTATAGGAAGGCAGTTGATGCCATCATGGATGAGTATGGATTTGTTTTCTTTGACGATTCCAAGCATTTGAAATACAAACACCCTGATCTAGGTATCATTCAGACATGCTCAAAGACACCAAGCGATAACTACGCATTGGCACAGATTAAGAGACAATGTAGAAGATCAGTGGCAGCACTAAGTTAAACACAGGGGGCAGTTAATGCCCCCCTTAATGTATACCCCCTGAACGCCGAGCGGGACTCCTACGCCTACTCTAACCTACAAAGTGTTACCCAAGCGAGATAAATACTTCGGGTCCCTCCAATATAAAAAAATCGCCCCAGAAAATTTTGCCATGAAACCCTTGACAACATTTAGGGAAGAGATTAGTTATATTATGCTATGTCTCAAAGAAACTGAGAGTATCCTGAGAAGTAACATAGTAACAGGTATTCAGAACTATATAAAAAAATCCCCTGAGGTATAGTATGACTAGAGCACCTGCGAAGAAACGTAATAGGGACCAGGAAGGTAAATTCTTCCTATATGTATTTTTCCACTCAGTGTGGAGCAGTGTATTCTCAATATTCGACGAGGAGTAATCATGGAACAACACAAAATCACTTACAAGACGAAGGACGGTGTTCTAAAGGAACAAAGGTTCGACGAGTTCAATGAATTTGCCGATGCAATCGAAGATGCTGCGACGGACTATTTTGGGGCTGCTGACGCAGCACCTGAAATTGATGTTTCGAGTGCCTTCGGGGCATACGGTATAAATTATAAGGAAAGTTTTAAAAATGGAGCAAGAACTACAAGTGAAGTTGAATTCCTTGGAGAAGAGACTGAAGGAAGTTGAGACACCTGGACCGCTGATGTATCGTCGTCCAGGATCTGAGGAACATGAAAACCTTGTAGACTTTCTGAATGACACATATATACAGTTACAGGAGGTTCGTGCAGTTGCAGAGATGACTGCAAGGGACTCTAAGGTTCACCTAGATCACAAGTTATGCCAGCACTAGCGATTCCAACTACAATGGATACTGTGAGCACCAATGCTACTTGCACGTTTGCTGCAGCGCCACTGAAGGGGACTCCAGTGAAGGCAGGGATCTTTATGGACAAGAAACCTACACCATTCTTTGCAGAGGGGACTCTTGTTACTCCAGTGCCAGGGGTTCCCATTGCAACACCACCAGGATGTATTGATCCTACAGGTGGCACAAGGATTATCAAGACTCTGATTAACAAGTCGATCTACATTCAAAAGTTAAAACCAGCACTGCAAGGGGATGAAGCATTTATTGCAGGATCACCGAGACCACTGACTGCACCGTTTGCTCCGTCATCAGTGCAGTTTCAGACTGGTGCGGGAGCAGCTGCAGGTGGTGCAGCAGCAGCATAAGTATGCTATAATATGTGAGTCGTTCAAAGAAAACCCATGGCAAAGCGTCCTTCACTGACTGGTGGCACATTTATCGAACCAACTCCCAAGAAGACCCGACAGGGTTGTGGGAAGCACACGAAGTATGCTGCCACTAGCAGAAATAGTAAAAAGAAAATGTATCGTGGACAAGGTAAGTAGAGTTAAGGAATGGATTAAATATATTTCTGAGCAGCGTGGGGATCTAGGTGGTCATGCCATATGTCCCTACGCTTTTTCTGCGTCTGTTCATATAGAGGAGCGTGCCTTACGGCGTGTGACTCTGAGTTCATTACCAAATGCGGACGTGATAGTCTACATTTTGGAGGACGATATCTCTGAATGCGCTCTGATGCAACGGGTTGCGGAAATTAATATGAGTCAAAGTGTATACTATGCGCTTGATGATCATATGGATGACGCAACACATATTAATGGAGTGCAAAGTAACTTTAATGAAGGAAACTTGTTACTCATTCAAAAGCGTGATAAATTAGAGAAGGCAAGAGAACAATTACACAAGACTGATTATTATCAATATTGGTCACCAACACTTTATAGGAGAATTATCAATGGCAAATAGTCCCACAGACCTTGGCGACAAGTTTGTAAGATCAGGAATGACACTTATCACTCAACCTGCTAGCGACTATTGGTTGAAGAAGTCTGAGAAATTGAAAGAAGAAAGAAAGCGACTAGATAATTTGATGGGCTGCTAAATAGATAAGATACACTCTACTATTCGTGTGGCAAAGTTTCAGACCTTCAAGGATTTGAATGTAACGTTCAAACCCCATCCTGTAACAGGTGACTTAATTGTCAAGAAGGATGATGCTGCAATTAAACAAGCAGTCGTCAATTTGCTGCTTACCTCAAAGGGCGAGAGACCATTTCAACCAGATCTGGGGTCTAATCTTCGTAATTTACTATTTGAGCACCTAGATGTGGCGACTGCTGCTGAAATTGGCGATGACATTCGTCAGACTCTAGATCAGTTTGAACCAAGAATTACGGTTACTGGTTTAGAAGTTGATACTAATTTTGACGACAATGGATTTGACGTTGCTTTAGAATTTGAAATTATTGGTAGAGAAGACTTTCCTGTCGCCATAGAATTCTTCCTAGAGAGAACTCGATAATGCCATACGTTCAACTATCAAACCTAGACTTTGCAGATATCAAGACTGCTCTCAAGGAATACTTGAGATCGCAGGGAGAGTTTACTGATTTTGATTTTGAAGGTTCTGTATGGTCGAACCTTCTCGACGTATTGGCATATAATACGTATTATACAGCGTTCAACACTAATATGGTGGTGAACGAGACGTTCCTTGATTCGGCAACGCTCAGGGACAATGTGGTGGCGCTGGCGAAGCAATTGGGTTACACTCCCAAGTCAGCAACATCACCAAAGGCAAAGTTGTCTTTTAGAATAACATTTCCAAACACTGCACCGAATGAAATCGTTCTAAGAAAAGGAACAGGTTTCAATTCTACATTTGATGGTAGCGTATACAATTTTGTAGCGGTTGAGGACATTAAGGTTCCTGTTATTAATAACATCGGAACTTTTGATAGCATCGATATTTACGAAGGAAACTTCATCACTGACACCTATACGGTTAATGCAGCACGATCAAACCGTTTTGTGATCAAGAACCCCAATGCAGACGTTTCGTCCCTTAGAGTCCGTATTTTCGCATCTGCACAAAGCACTTTAGGAGAGATATATGCGAGAGCAGATAGTATCCTAGACATTACGAGTGAGTCAAGTGTTTTCTATGTTGAGGAAACCGAAGATGAGCAGTATGAAGTATTTTTTGGTGATGGTGTCCTAGGTAGACAACTAGAGTCTGGTAACCAAGTAGAAATTACATATCTGTCAACGAATGGTCCTGATGCTAACGGAGCAAGAGCATTCACCTTCAATGGCATCATAGAAACCCCTGCAGGCGA